TAGTTCTTAAACTGCTGATAACCCTCTCGTTTCTGCCGTCGGCGGGTTTAGCCGCGGGTGAATTTACCGTCTATAAAAAGAGCCGGTCCGACCGCACTATCCGCTGATTCATCTAAAAACCCGATATTATTCAGCTACTTAGAGAGACAAGGCGCGCATACGAATTTACCGCCATAGCGGCGCTCTTGTCCACTACCATTATAGGATCGTTTTGTCCAACATACCCTCTTTGATTGTTTCCTCGCCGCGCCGTTCTCCCCAGGGTCAGAGGTCCCGGGAGTGTGGCGAGGAAGCCATGCCGCTCCCAGTGATAGAACGAAAAGGGACCATTGACAAATCGGTTCATTGATGTTATAAGTACACCATACTGATTTTAACATTAAGGTTGGTCCTCCTCTGCTCCCCGCTAATTAGCGCGGAGGCGAGCCGATTCAAGGACTCCTTGGCTGAATGCTGCCGTTGGATTGGCTGAGTGCAAATCGCACATGAAGCGACGAGGTTGCCGACTTCTGTATCGAACGTGTTTATTGCTGTAAACATAACGGATGTTCCGAGGTGGATAATGTCATTGATAGCATCGGGGCCGGCAGCGGCGAGCCCCACACGGCCGTGGCCGGCCGACCAGGTCGAGCACTGGCCGCTCGAGCGGTTGATAGCCTACGCGAACAATCCGCGGCTTCACAGCGAGGCCGACCTCGATAAAATTGCCGCATCGATCCGCAAATGGGGGTGGACGAACGCGGTCCTGGTAGACGAGCAAGGCGTGCTGATCGCCGGCCATGCGCGGGTTGGTGCCGCGGCGAGGTTGGGGCTGAAATCCATCCCGGTGATCGTCGCGCGCGGGTGGAGCGACGAGGAGAAACAGGGTTATCGCTTGGCCGACAACGAACTTGCGGCGCGATCGAGCTGGGACCCCGATCTGCTCCGCAGTGAGCTGAGTGATCTCAAATTCAGCGGTTTCGCTCTCGAACTGACCGGCTTCGAACCGGACCGGCTTGAAGACATCTTGGCCGGTTTGGGATCGAGTGGTCTGACCGATCCCGACAGCACCCCGGAAGTATCCGAAAACCCGGTCACGCAGTCCGGCGACATATGGCTGTTGGGAGATCACCGGATCGGCTGCGGCGATAGCACTAGTGCAGCGGATGTCGAGCCGGTGCTGACGGGATCGCGGCCTGATCTAATGGTCACCGATCCGCCTTATGGGGTCAATTATCATCCGTCCTGGCGCCGTTGCCTCGGTTCCGGCGCGCTTGGCGCAGGGCAAGGTGCTCAACGACGATCGCGCCGACTGGCGGCAGGCCTATGCGCTGTTTACTGGCGATGTCGCCTATGTCTGGCACGGATCACTGCACGGCGATGTTGCGGCTGCCGACCTCGCTGCTTGCGGGTTGCCGCTGCGCGCTCAGATTGTCTGGGTCAAGCAGCACTTCACGCTGAGCCGCGGCCACTATCATTGGCAGCATGAAAACTGCTGGTATGCCGTGCGCGAAGGCAAGGCTGGCCACTGGCAGGGCGACCGCAGGCAGACCACAGTCTGGGAGATCGCGAATAACAATCCGTTCGGCAATCGACAGCGCGAGCAGAGCTGGGGGCACGGCACGCAAAAGCCGGTCGAGTGCATGCGCCGTCCGATCGTCAACAACAGCCGACCCGGCCAGCTGGTCTACGACCCGTTTCTCGGCTCAGGCACGAGCCTGATCGCGGCCGAAATGACCGGCCGCATCTGCTGCGGTCTCGAGATCAGCCCTGCTTATGTCGATGTCATCCTGCGGCGCTGGCAAGCCTTCACCGGGCGCACCGCGATCCATCAAGCCTCGGGTCAATCGTTTGACGAGCGCGCCGGCAACCAGGACCGAGATCGATCAGGGTCCGCCGGTGGCTAGAAAAGCGTTTGTCTTCAATGAGGTGGCACGCGAAAAGGTACGTCATCTGGCTGGGGTTGGCGTCCGTCAGGACGACATCGCCAAGATCATCGGCTGCGCGCCGAAGACCCTGCGCAAGCGGTGTCGTGACGACCTCGACCGTGGGGTGGCCGAGGCCAATGCCATGGTTTCCGGCTATTTGTTCGCCAACGCGAAGGCCGGCAATGTCGCGGCGCAGATCTTTTGGCTGAAAACAAGGGCGCATTGGCGCGAAAGGGCGATGCCCGACAACCTGGCTCCAGGCAGCGATGCTGAGCCGAGTCCGCCGGTAGTCCTCTTGCTGCCCGACAACAGCCGAGATCCCGAGTTGTCGCAGGCGCTGCGCGACACACAGGCGAAACACTCGCCAAGAAAACCGCGGCGGTAACACGATGAACCTCAGAAGCGATTATCACGAAGACCCGTGCAAACCGACAACACAGTGGGTGCTTTCCCTCAGAGTGCTGGGATCGGCTTCGCTGGTCCCGGAAAAGACGGCCTCAGCGCTCGGGAGGTGACACATGGCATTTCCATTTGCGGCGACAATCGCCGCGCAGCCTGGGCCCCAGACCGAATTTCTGCGGAGCCCGCCGACATTTGCATCTATGGCGGCGCGGCGGGTGGCGGGAAGACGACCGGGCTGATCCTGGAGCCACTGCGCCACGTCAGCTGGGTTGCCAATTTCACCGCCGTCTTCTTCCGGCGCACCATGCCCCAGATCACCAATCCCGGAGCTCTATGGGATGAGAGCCTGAATTTCTACCCCCGGCTCGGCGGCACCCCGCATCTGAGAATGCGCGAGTGGCGCTGGGCGCGCGGCAAGATCAAGTTCTCGCACTTGCAGTTCGAAACCACGGTTTACGACTGGCAGGGTGCGCAGATTACGTTGATCTGCTTCGACGAATTGACGCATTTCTCGGCACATCAATTCTTTTACATGATCAGCCGTAACCGCTCGACCTGCGGTGTCCGGCCTTATATCCGCGCGACCTGCAATCCGGACTCCGAAAGCTGGGTCGCCGACTTCCTTTCGTGGTGGATCAACCCGGAGAGCGGACTCCCGATCCCCGAGCGCGCCGGCGTTCTCCGTTATTTCATCCGCATCGCGGAGAAAATCGAATGGGCGGATCGGCCGGAAGAATTGACTCGAGACCAGCCGGGCACCGCGGATTTGCCACCAGGCATCGAGCCGCCGCGACCGATCAGCGTCACCTTCATCCCGGCGACGGTGTTCGACAACCCCGCTCTGCTACGGGCCAACCCGGAATATCTCGCATGGCTGCTGTCGTTACCGACACTCGAGCGCGAGCGGCTGCTGGGCGGCAATTGGAAGATCAGGCCCGCCGCCGGGCTGTATTTCAAACGGGAATGGTGTGCCGTCGTCGACGAGATCCCGGCCGACCTCGACGTCGTCCGGTATTGGGATCTCGCGGCCACCGAGAAGACCGAGTTCAACGACCCCGACTGGACGGTCGGCATCGAGCTCGGCCGCGACAAGAAGGGCGGCTACTGGCTGTTGGATATGGTCCGCGCGCGAGCCAACCCGGGCGACGTCGACACACTCTTGCTCAATACCGCGATGCTGGATGGCAAACAGGTCCGCATCGGATTCGGCCAGGATCCGGGGCAGGCCGGCAAGAGCCAGGCGCTTCACTTGGTGCGCGCGCTCAGCGGCTTCACCGTAATTCCAGCCTCGGAGAGTGGCGACAAGCTAACCAGGTTCGGGCCATTCAGTTCGCAGTGCCGCGCCGGCAATGTGAAGATCCGGCGAGGCTCGTGGAACGAAGAGCTGTTCCGCGTCCTCGAAGGCTTCCCCGAACTTGCCCATGACGACGAGGTCGATGCCTGCAGCGGAGCCTTGGAAATGCTCAATCCCCAGATGAAGGGCTGGGGCATCTATGAATTCTATCGGCAAAAGGCCGAGGCCCTCCGTACCGAGAAGGAGCGAGGTGGGGCGACACCCACCAAAACCAATTGGGCCCCTGGCTCGATGGAATGGCAAGCCGAGCAGGACAAATCGAGCTGAGGAACGGCGGTGGCTCCGACGCGCTTACGACACCCCGGAGCAACTCGACCTAAATCGGCTGGGGTCGTGGGCCAGCCGTTCGCCGGCCTCTTGCGAGGTGCGCGAGAATGGCGTGTAGCGGGTAAATACCGACTTACCGCGAAGCCGACAAGCGGAACCGTTGCGGCATTGGCAGATTTAGTTGATGTGGAGCAGGCTGCACATAGGAACTTCTGTGCTCTGGCAGACAATAAAGTGATCAAGGCTGTCGAAAAGAGAACTGGCACAACCCGGACGAAGAGGCGCCAGCCACGTAAAGAGAACGGGCACACCCGGAATAAGGGGGCAGCCAACAGAAAATCTTGAGGCCGGCGACGACCCGCTCCTCGCGTGCGCGAGAGATGATAACTTCGCCTAAACCGATGTCGCTCTTTCGGGGAACCGCGAGTTCGAATCCATCTCCCTCCAGCG